GCTGAATACAACAGGGTAAAGACCAAGATGAGAGCCTTGTCAGACCAAGCAACCATGATGGCTGTAATTAGCAAGAATGTCGAACTTCAGTGGAGAAACGCTTAGCTGGTAGCCTAGGCAGGTGATAGCCGAATCCTGCTCCTGTGGGGCCAAAATAAGAACTGATGACGCTCAGGCAATCAAACTTGTCCGAGAGTGGCGGCGTAGGCACACTTGTTTGACCGACAACACCGACAACACCGACATTGTTGAAGCAGTCAATGGTGGCGTAGCAGACACCACAATCGCTTTAGGATTCCAACCTGGTGAGATGCCAGCCAAAATTTATGATCCGTTCGATGACTAAGAAAGAGTTTGATAAGTACCTAGCGCGTGACAGAGGTTGCTGGCATTGTGGCAGTAATGGCGATGACCTAATACCTCACCACAGGCTTAACAGAGGCATGGGAAGCAAGAACTCAAAGGCAAGTGACCCAAGCAACATTATTGTCCTGTGTAGCCAGGCTAACGGCTTGCTAGAGAGCAATGCTAAGTTTGCCGAGCTAGGTAGAAAATTCGGTTGGAAACTTAGGCAGCACGAAACGCCGACTGAAGTGCCTATATTTGGTCATGGTGGTTGGTGGCTACTGAATGATAATTTTACAAAAGATTTGCTAGAAACGGAGCCAGAATACTTTTAGGTGCTAAAGTCCACCTAGGGAATTTACAAAAAGAGAGGGTAGCTACATGAGTATCGAAGCTGTGGCATTAGTTCTAAATCAATCAAAAGCAACCGGTAGGGCAAAGCTTGTCCTGATTGGAATTGCTAATCATCTTGGAGATCAAGGTGCTTGGCCCGCAATCAGCACCCTAGCTCGCTACGCCAATGCCTCAGAGCGTTCGGTCAAGCGTGACATCCAAGAACTTGTAGAGCTTGGTGAGCTTAGAGTCGAGATTCAAAACGCCCCAACTCGAACTCAATACAAGACCAATCTTTACTGGCTAACAATCGGGTCAGGGGTGACAGATTTGACATCAGGGGTGACAGACTGGGTAAGCAGGGGTGACAGCTCAGGTAAATCAGGGGTGACACCTGTTGGCACGCAAAACATAATATTAACCATCAAAGAATCATCAATGAAACAGACTGAAATTGACTTTGATAATTTCTGGAATCTTTACCCTAAAAAGGTCGCTAAGTCCGAAGCACTGAGAGCCTGGAATAAAGCAACTAAAAAGAAAACCGCTGATGAGTTATTGAAGCTGACCAAAGCCTACGCCGAGGGTAAGTTACCAGAAGATAAATACATTCCGTACCCTGCCTCATGGCTAAACAAAGAACTTTATGAGAGTGTTGAACTCGCTGAAGCAAAACCTTTGCCTAAGCTGTTTGTAGGGAGAATCAAATGACACAGTTCGAGCAGTCGGTAATCGGATCAATTCTGCTGACCAATGGCAAGGCGCTAGAGGAACTAACGCTAAGCCCATCAGACTTTGATGATTTACAAAACGAGAGAATCTATAAAACCCTGCTAGAGATGAAGGCAGGTCGCCAGCCGATTGATGTAATGACAGTCGGTGCAGCACTTCCAAGGCTCTCTGTTTATCTTCACGAGATTGTCACAGCTACGCCAACAGCAGCTTCGGTCAAGTTCTATGCCAGCAAGGTAATCGAAGAAGCCACAAGGCGTAGGTTGGCTCTTGCCGGAACGATGATTCACAGCAAAGCCCAGCATGAGGATTTGGCAACAGTCTTTGACACAGCCAAAAAAGAAATTGATGACCTAATTGATCGCAACTTGGCAGTCAAGCCAAGTTATGTTTCCGATGAGCTATTGCCATACCTAGATGAGATTGACAAGCCCAAGCACTATCCAGAAAGCCCTTGGCCTTTACTCAATGACATCATCACAGGATTCCGACCAGGTGCGCTTTACATAATCGGTGCAAGACCAGGTGTAGGTAAAACTATTGTCGGTTTACAGATTGCTTGGGAGCTGTCAAAGAAAGGCCCTGTATCTTTTCACAGCCTTGAGATGGGTAAGAGCGAACTCTACAACCGCATAATCAGCATGGAAGCTGAGGTTTACATCGGCAACATTGAGAAGGGTAATTTACAAGAGTGGGAGTGGGACAGGATTGCGAAGGTCAGACAAGACATTCAATCTCATCAGCTTGCTATCCATGACAAGTCAGGTCAGAACCTTTTGCAGATTAGGGCGCTCGCAAACAGCGTCAAGGGCAACAACAGACTTGAAGCGATTGTGGTGGACTACTTAGGACTCATTCAAGACACCGAGAGAGGTCGTAAGCGTTACGAAATGATTACCGACATTTCCATTGGACTAAAAAATTTAGCTAGGGATTTGAATGTGCCAGTAATTGCTCTTGCTCAGCTAAACCGAGGACCAGAGCAGCGCAAGGACTCCGAGCCGGACATGGCAGACCTAAGAGATTCAGGTGGGATTGAGCAGGATGCGGATGCAGTAATTCTGTTACACCGAGTCCAGACCGAAGAAGATCAGTTTGAGTGGCAAAAAAGCCAGATGATAATGAAGGTAGCTAAGAACCGACATGGTGGACTTGGAGAAGTCGCACTCAAGTTCGAGGGCCACCTTTCCAGAGTGATTGGGTAGGCTTATGGGGTGGATGACAATGTGGCCTTATGCTGCCGATGTGGTGCGACTTGGAAAGTCAACACGCATAAGCGCAAAAGAAAAGACCTCAAATGTCAGTCTTGCCGGATGCACCGAGCCTTGGTTATCAAGTATGGCTCAGAGAAGTGCATACCTTGGCAGGGTGACTTTGATAAGCAGACGCTCAGCATCCCTATTTTTGACGGCAAGCCAGTCCTACCTGGCACACGATCTTGTGGACACCTTGACTGCACCAATCCCAACCATGTCATAGGTAGCCACTAGAGTAAAACAACAAATCGAAAGGAAAAAGAGATGGCAATCATCAAAGTAAAAGGCACAGTTACCAAGGTATTTTGGGAAGCTAAAGGTCTTATTGTTACAGAGTCATACAAAGCTAAATCAGGCGAAACAGTTGAAAAGCAATTCACAGTTTGGCTAAAGTCACCAACCACACTAGATGTCGGTGACACAGTTCAAGTCGAGGGTCTAATGTCAGTCGAAATCGAGGCTTGGATGAATCAAGATGGCACACCAAAGCTAAACAGAGAAGGTCAGCCTGGTCAGTCAATCAAGGTCAGCATCAATAACCCGCAAGTAGTTCCAACAGACCCAATCAGCACTATCAAGGGAATCTTCGAGCCGACACACGAGCCAAGTCCCTTTTGAAAAATCTCCGTTGGTTATTCCCAGCCCTTACCGCCGGCATACTAATAAACCTATCTACGCACTCTACAAGCGGTCTTGATTGGTTGGGAATAACCTTCGGTTTGCTTTACACCTGGGCTGCCATAATGGGAGCATGGGAACTGTATGGCAGAGGTAAGCCTTAGCGTCATCGGCAACCCCGCAAGCCAAGGATCACACGCCATAATGAATGGCAGGATTGTCCAAGTAAATAGCACGAAGCACAAGGCGTGGCGTAAGGCCATAGTCCAAGTGGCAATCGCCACACTACCTAGCGACTGGGTTCCAATAGACGAGCCATGTGAGCTGATCGTCAATTTCTACATGCCAAAGCCAGCGTCAGTAAAACGCTCATTACCTACTGTCAGCCCTGACTTAGACAAGCTCATACGCGCCGTAGGCGACTCACTGACAGACTCAGGCATTGTTATTGACGACAGCCGCATAGTCCGTATTTCAGCTCGCAAGCTCTACGCCGAAGGCATTGAACCTGGGGCTACTATCCTTGTAAAAACCCTCACCTAGAGGTTTAGGGCGACACGCCGATAAAGGCAAAAAAACCTAGAAATTATCAAAAAAACCTAGAAACTGTGCTACTGTCTTTTTATGACCCAAATTGAGTCATAGAAGGGAAAGATGGTGGGCGTAAAAATCCTGCTTTACTTTGTTGCTTTATTTGCTGTCTTGCTACTTAGCTGGCAAATACAGACAGTTCACCCTGGCTGGGGATACACACTCGGAATGATTGGTGTGCTAACCGCCTTCTTTATTGCTATTCACTCGCTAACCAAAGGATCAAGACAATGAGCGAAAAAGAACTAGCCGAACGCATTATTGCTGAAGCTCAGCGTTGGACAGAAAACCAGTTCACACTACAAGGTCTAACACCTGGCAATGATTCGGTCAGCCGGAACGATGCTAAAGCTCGCATAGAGCTAGTCGAACACATCAAGCAAACCTACAAAGAAATGAGAGAAAATGCCTAATTACAATCCACAGCCACTTGAGTTTGCAGTCAATGACTTTCAGCCTCACCAATACAACTTTGGTGTTGCTAAGTCAGACGGAATCTACATGGGCAGGATGCTAATGAAGAACGAAGTGCTAAGTCTTATGAAGGCAGCGTACCCAGTTCCAACCAAAGCAATCGCTAGAGTCATCGAGGTTATTGAGAACATCGAAATCTATGTTGACCCCGAATACAACATTTCATCGAGGTAGCCATGAGCCTGACACCCTACGCAGAAGGATTCTACGCTGGCGTTTCTCATCAGCGCGAACAAATCCTAGAGTTTGTTGAAATACACAAAGATCAGAAAGTTGAAATAAGTGTTGACGACATTCTTCACGAAATAAACCACGCCATAAAAAAAGACATGGAAGCTCAGGTAAACGCCATGATGGATGGCAGCCTTGACAAGCTAATTAAGAACCTTGATGAGCTTGCCTACACAATCACCAAGATTGAGAACCAAGCAAAAGAGCTGATTGCCGAGGTGACTGAGAAACCATGAAGTCACCAATAAAAGGCGTACACCTAAGCACTAACTTTGACGCAACAGTTCTTAGATACTTTGACGAGAACGCAAAGCTACTGCTGTCAAAGCACAATGACTACGGCCCGACCAACATCAGCAACGCACCTGGTGGACCTATCAATGGCCTACGAGTCAGGATGCACGACAAGCTGGCAAGAATCAATCATCTAACTGACTCCGGTAACGCACCTGAGCATGAGGCATTGAGGGATTCTTTCATTGATCTTGCAAACTACGCAATTATCGGTTTGCTAGTCCTAGACGGAGAGTGGCCTGAGAAATGAAAGAAAACTTTATGAGTCCAACACGAAGCGATGAGTGGATGATGGGCTATGCACTTGGCAAGGCTCAAGGTAGGAACGGCGAAAGAGAACGGATCGTTGAGCTCTTGCAGACCTTACGCAATCAAGCACAGGAACGAAAACTGCCACAGTCTGCCAACATAAACAACATCATTACTATCGTGAAGGGAGATGCATAGTGATCGGATGGCGACCTAACCGAGAAGAACGGCGAGAACGGAAACTGACTGAGGCTTTTGGCAGAGGCTTTGCCAAGGGTTATGTTCAAGGGACAAAAGAAATGGCTGACTACCTGACTGAGCAGATTATCCACGCAATCAATCAGGATGCAGTCCTAAGAAGCACAGTAGATGTGGACACCATCGAAAGAGTGGTAGAGATTATTGAGGCGGTGAGGGACATTGGCAAAGCACAGAGCTGAGAGGCAACCTATAAACTGGCGCATCAAGCGAGTCTATTGGGCATACCAAATGCTAAAACTCAAAAGCCTACTGAAATCGTTCGTGACTAGGGGTACAAAATGACTCACTTTACAAATGCTGATGAGAGAGAAATCTTTGACGCTATCCTGCTACTAAAGGATGAAAACTTAGTTTGGTCGAGTGACTTAGAAGCAATACGCCGCAATTTGGCAAGACTGATGGAAAGAATAATGCAAGTGGAATGGCACTACCTTGAGCCGGAAATCGGTGACTTGGCTCTAAACTTGATAAGGGAAACAGAAAGGGAAAGCAATGCTAGAAGGACTAACACCACAGGTGAGGAAATCATCCTGCAAAGTAAGAACAATCTTGGAAACTCTGGACACGAAGGATCAAGCCATACTTGTAGCTGCCATAGCTAACGAGCAATTCACTTCAACAGCCTTAGCTAGACAACTAACAGCTAGAGGCGTACCGATTAGCGAGAAGCCGATTGTGGCTCATCGCAGGAAAGCGTGTAGCTGTGTTAGATAACTTGGAACCCGCACCAAAGGTCACACCACCGAAAGACTGGCGACCTGCTGTGCAGTTTGACGGCACACTCGGTGAGGCAACAACACCACCGACCACCGGCAACCAACCTAACTTCAATGAATTTCTAATCGAGCAAGGCTTCGACCCTGACAAGATTGAGATTTACGGCCCAATCAGAACTAGCCGCTGGCAACAGCGCGAGGGTGGCGATTGGTTAGTTAGCTGGAGATTTAACTTCAGAACACGCTCTGAAGTCGAGATTGACCTGCCAACGCTTTATGCTCAGGCAAAGAAAACTAAGTTGCCAGCTCGCAAAGAAACCAAAGAAGGCAAAGCCTATGTAATAGTTCCAGCAGACTTTCAGGTTGGCAAGGTGGGCAGCAGGGGTAACACCCAAGACCTAATTGCCAGAGTGTTTGAGAGCTACGAACGCATCGAGCAAAAGCTCAAGCAAGGCAAGTATGAGAAGGTAGTCATCCTTGACGCAGGGGACATGATTGAATCGGTGTCTAACAAGGCAAGCATGGCCCAACTTGACAGCAACGATCTCGGTCCGTTCCAGCAGCAAGATTTGGCTGCTGCATTACTTTGGGACTTAGTAAAAATTGCCCATAAGTACGCACCAGTAACTTACGCATCAGTTGGCTCTAATCATTGTCAGTTTCGAGTCAATGGTCAGGCAGTAGGTAAGCCTGGTCTTGACGATGTTGGCATTGTCATTTTGCAACAGCTACGCAGACTAAGCACCGAGCTGGGCATGGATGTCACTTATCTAATCCCAGAACCCTATGACGAGTCTTTGGCCTTTGATGTCTTTGGCGATAACTTCCATGTCTTAGCACTTGCTCATGGGCATCAGGCTAAGCGACCTGCTGGGATGGAAGCTTGGCTTCAAAAGCAATCCTTTGGCCTGGGGCCAACCTCAAGCTTTACTACCTTTGTTAGTGGTCATTTTCATTATTTGAAAGTAGAGGAACTGGGACTATCTCACAACGGCGGCTCTCGTTACTGGGTTCAAGCCAGCACCAGCGATAACGGATCAGATTGGTATCGTTTATCAAGTGGTTCTGAGAGTGTTACCGGAATTGTTTGCTTTGAACTAGAGCGTGACACACACTTCCAAGGAACTGTTTACAAGCTGTGACCTTAGACCTACACACTCAAGGTTTCTTAGATGCCTTGGGTCGCATAGATGCAAGAAAAAAGAGAAGGAAAATGAAAATAGGGAGCTTATTCAGCGGTTACGGCGGTCTTGACCTAGCTGTATCAAAGCTGACAGGTGCTGAAGTTGCTTGGCACTGTGAGTGGGAAGCTGCACCAAGCCAGATACTAGAGGCTCACTTTCCTGGCGTGCCGAACTACCGAGATGTCAGCACAGTTGACTGGGATTCGGTTGAACCTGTTGACATACTGACTGGTGGGTTTCCATGCCAAGACTTATCTTTGGCAGGTAAAAGAGCAGGAATGCAAGAAGGAACTCGGTCAGGATTATGGTCAGAGTTTTACAAGGCAATAACAATACTAAAACCAAAAATGGTAATCATTGAAAATGTGAGAGGACTACTGAGTGCAAAAGCAGATAGCGGAATGGAATACGGAACTGAAATTATGGACCAAGCCGAACGAGGGACTGTTCTCAGAGCGCTTGGAGCTGTTCTCGGCGACTTGGCCGACATCGGGTATGACGCAAAATGGACAGGCGTTAGAGCTAGTGATGCCGGAGCGCCCCACCAGCGATTTCGAGTCTTTATCGTTGCCTACCCTCAAAGCTCGTGACCACCAAGCAGAAGGTTATGAAGCAGGACTAAGACGAGCAACGCCGCAACTTGGAACTATTGTCAAAGGCATTGTAGATGGCGACAACAGGGTTATCGAGTTATTCCGTTCACCAACAGCTAGTCAAGGTGAGGGTGGAGCATTAGGTGAAGCCGTAGCTCGTGAGCGTGGAAACACAGTTGGAATTAGAGATCAAGCTATGGACTTGGCAAGGTTGCAAGGGCATAAAGTAAGCCGAGAAGTTGACAATCTTTTTCCCACCCCTAACACAATGGACTCGCTTCCAGCTAGGTCTGGAGAAGCGAGGGAAAGAAACTTACACAGAGGCGGGTCAACTAGCAGAAGAACAAGCTCAGGAAATCTAAGGGAAGATGTTGTCTATTTACTGCCAAAAACTGAATTACTACCAACACCTAACACTATGGAACACAGAGAGGTAAAGACACCTGAGCAGATAGCAGCGCTAAAGGCTAAGTCACCAGGTGGTTACAGAAACCTTAGAGAGAGTGTCGTCAATGAGTTGTTTCCAACACCTAAAGCATTAGATGGCGTAAAAGGAAATCTCAAAACATCGCAAGAGCGACTTGATTCAGGTCATCAGGTTGACTTGCCTAATATTGCTATTGACTTACTAGGGACACCAAGAACTAGCTCTGCCAACGGTTCAACACCTAAGCAAGTAGCTGCTGGCGCACCTAAAGCTCGAATTGAAGATCAAGTCTTGACAACTAATTGGGGCAAGTTTGAATCAGCTATAAGACGATGGGAAGCTGCGATTGGCAGATCAGCACCAGAGCCAACCAAGCCAGACGGCAAAGAAGGAAACCATAGACTGTCATCTAAGTTCACAGAGTGGATGATGGGACTACCTGAGGGCTGGATAACAGACATCGGACTAAAGCGTAACGATGAACTCAAAGCCTGTGGTAACGGAGTCGTGCCACAACAAGCTGAGTTAGCCCTTAGCTTGCTAGGAATCAAGGAAATACTAGAAAGAAGCTAATGCCAATTTATGACTACAAGTGCAACACCTGTGACCTAAAGATGACACTCATAAGAAAGATAATCGAACCAGCACCGATTCCATTGTGCGCTAATTGTGTAAAAGACCTAGTTAGGGTTTATGACTCACCTGCACTCAGTTTCAAAGGCACAGGCTGGGCTGGCAAAGAAAATAAAAAATGAGGGGGGGGGTATGCTCAAAGCATGTCCTACAAAAACTCAAAAAAAATCGGGGGGCTGTTATGCCTAAGATGCCCTGCCTAGTATGCAAAAAACTTACAGACGGAAGCTCAAGATGTGAAGCCCATCAAAAAATGTGGGATGACCAAGCTGAGGCAAAGCGCCGCGCTCGCAAGCAAGCCACCGGTCAATACTCAGGTGACTATAAAGCCAGAGCAAGGATGGTTCGAGAGAACGCCTATGTCTGCCACCTATGCAACGAAGGTTCTAAGCTCAATGACCCTTGGCAAGCTGACCACATCAATCCTGGTGACCCTTATAGCCCACTAGCTGCTGCTCACCGATCTTGTAATGCCAGACGAGGCAACAAGCCAATCCAAGATTCGGTTGAAAAATAAGTAAAAATTCGGTCAGGATTCGGTTGAAAAGTCTTAGGATTCGGTTCAAAATTTCCAAGATTCGGTTGGAAATTCTGACAGACTGACTGAGAAACGCTATCGAACACTTGTTTCGAACACTTGTACGAACGCCCCTAATCGAACGCTTGTTCGAAGATCTTGAAGCAACACCCTAAAGCAAGGGCAGACACCGACACCTTCACACGCTCCCAAACTCACCCACACGCCCGCACCCGCACCCCTGCAATTTGCACATATAAGAAGGTGCAACCAAGGGCAACACCTGAAGCCTTAAAACCTCACCAAAAAGGGCAACCCCGCCCTGACTAAACCTGCTGAAAAAGCACTCAAAACCGCACCCCTCTAACCCGCCTAAAATCTGCCCAAAATGACACTTAAACCAGGTGACACGCCCAAACCCGAAAAAAGGCAAAAAAGCCAAAAAAAAGGCAAAAAAAGAACAAAAACCTGCTACCTTTTACATATGGCAAATTGCCAGAAACGAAAGGGAAAAAAGTGAACTACTCAAAAGAAAATTATCAAGATCTAAGCAATGCTCTAATGGCTCTACCAAGTGTTAAATTTGCTTCTTACGAATATCCCGGAATTTGGCAAATTGAACTAACAAACGAAACTTGGATTTTTCTGGGTGAAGATTTGGGAGAAACCGAAGAGGGAACGGGAACTAGCTGGAATAATCACGAAGGCAATTTATATGGTTTTGTTGATTCCCAAGATATCCAAGTTGTAACTAGCGAATTTGGCAAGTGGGCAGAAGGGCTAGAAAAATGAAGCAACTAAACCGAATGCTACTTATCGCTACCTTACTTATTGGCCTAACTTTTGGGCTAATACTTTACCGCCCAATAGAGCAAGCTCTAAAGATCGTATTTAACTACTAAAAGAAAGGGAACTAAAAAAATGGCAACAAATAAATTCTATGAATTATTAGAAGCGGCTCCAAGTTATGCGGCAGACACCGCGCAATTGTTTAGTTGGAGTGAAAATTACGAATTTCCCGCTCCCTCTAGTTTGTTTCTTGACCTAATCGGATATAGCCAAGAAGAATTTGGCGAAGATCTAACAAGTCAAGAAAAGCCAGACTTAGGGTATTTGGAAATTGACCTATTGGCTAAGGCCTTGACGGAATACGCAAGCCGCCCTAATGAAATTAGGGAATTTCTAAGCGCCCTAATGAACGATTACACCGAAGAAGAAGGGAACTAGAAGAATGAAAACAAAAACCGAAGAAGCAAAATTGAACAGCCGTAAATGCGCAAATTGTAAAAGTTGGTTTTTACCGCTCCCGAATGATCAAGAAAACTACTTGCGTTATTTTGGGGTATTAGTAAGAATTTGCGACTATTGCGCAAAAGAAGAAGGGTACGAAACAAAATGAAAGAAGAAGCAAGATACAGAACTAACGACCTAATTAGATTATTCACTGAATTAGAAAATGACGGAATAAGCGGGCTAAACGGGAAACTAATAACTGATCTAATTACAGACCGCTTAGACGATACAAATTTGCCAATTATAAAGGGGTTGAAGCTTGAGCTAGAAGATTACGAAGATCGAACTCCCGCTTTCTGGCAAATTTACACACACACCGAAGCCGCGATTCCCGAAGAAGATTTTGGGGCGGTTGCTAGTTTGCTATTTACTGATCTTGGATTTCTTGAAGATCTTCACGAACTAATAACCGAACGCGCTTATCAAATACACACACAACTAAAAGAAGGGAACTAAAAGAATGGGAGATCGAAGCAATATAGTTATTAGAGAAACAGCAAGCCAAAAACAAAACTTACTTATTTTCTACGGACACTGGAGCGGCGAAGATAATCTAACCGCCGCTAAAAATGTTTTAGAGAAAACTAGCAGAATTGGCGATAGCTACCTAACCGCGCAACTTTTTTATGAATTTACGCGCCTGGGCAATTACGCCGGAAATACTGGTTTTGGGTTATTTGTTGGCGATCTTGAGAGCATAGACGAAAGCGATAACCCCGCCGTAATTGTTGACATAGATACGGGAGCAGTAACTTATTGCGGAGAAACTTTTACAATAACCCGCAAGCAGCTCCAAACAAACAACTAAACAAAAAAGAAAGGGAACTAAAAAAAATGAAAACCTATAAAAACACTGAGCCGCCCCAATTATCTTGGGGCGAATTGGCGGATCTAACGCATATCACCCAAGTCGAACTTTTCGGCTTTTGTACTTGCGAAGACGGCCCGAAAGTATATGAAGACTGTACCCAAGACGGCCTTTATCCCGAACATAAAAGAACTGAAGAATGGAAAAAGATAGAACGAATGGTCAATAATTGGCGGGAATCTAGCCGCCGCCTTTTGCCTGGTTTTTATTGGGGCCATAATCGCGGAGGGTTTCTAATGCTAATTAGGTTGCCTTTTGGTTATGGCTTGAATCTTGGAACGGGCTTTAGCGGCTATTGGTCGCTAAGAACTTGGGAATGGTCGCGTTACGATTACGCGGATCACTTTACAAACCTTGAAGAACTTTTGGATCACACCCAAGAACGGGGCAAGTAATGAAGAATCTAACCGAACTAAAACATTACCTAACGCTACCTAACGCGGCGCTTAGAATGGTGTCGCTCGAATGGTTTATGAATGGTGAATGGGTCAATATCCAGGTGAAGCCAGAACTAGCGCAATTTAGATTTGTGTCTAGGGTTCAAACTAACGCGGTTGAACTATTTACTGGTGATCATATATCAAGGCTAGCTTTTAGAAGGGCTTGTGAATGGAGTTTTGATAAGTCCCAAAATTTAGCCTTTTACTTTGGCGATCTTGACCGCCTAACTTATCAATGGGCCAATTTAGCAATAGTAGAAGGGACTAAAGAATGGGAACGCCTAACCGCAAGCGCCTAATTCTTGCGCAACAAAAAGCAAGGCAATTAGCCATACCGCAACCGCTACCGGATAATTACCAATTACCGAAGCTAACGGCAGAACAGCGTAAGGCGATCTATGCCCCGCGCCCCGCAAGTAGCGCCCCGCAACACCTCCAAGGCCCGCAATGGGTGAGAGTGTGGCGAACTACTACTCGCGCGACTTATGGGCTAACCGCGATTCTTGCCGTATTATTTGGCGGGATTATTGCGGGCGAATCGAAGAAGGGAATCAAGCCCTAACAAATAGCGACACCGCGAACCCGCTTAGGCTAACGCTTAGGCGGGTTTCGCATTACCCGCGCCCCCTGGGAGGGTCAAGCTACAAGCAATAACCAAGTAAAGCAACAAGAAGCGCAAGGGCCTAAGTCCTGCCCCTAGTCCTGCCATACCGCAACCGCTAAAGATCAAGCCAATAAGAAGAAGCTTGAAGCCCCCGCCCTAATAACTAAGGGGGTAAGGGGTAGCCCCTAACTCACCCGCCCCCGCCCCCCTGCCCTGCCCCCTAATGGCTAGCCCTAAGCC